ATGAAAAAAATCAATTGGAAAAACGTTATTGAAAGCATTAAAACCATCACCATCGTGGCGCTAATCGCTAGCGTGGTTGGATTCGGACTGGGGGTGAAGTACCAGGAATCGAAGAATAGCCAGCTGGAAACAAGAATCCCTGAGCAGATTCAACAGTTAAAAGCCGTAAAGTAGCGAGCGAGCGACCGGCGCTACTGAAGCCTAAGGTCGCGGCGGTCGAAGCTCATGCATCTGCGCCGCCAAAAGTTGCTGTGGAGGCAGCTGGCGCAGATGTCTGCGAGGGGTTTCGACCGCTGGTCGCTAAATACTACTGGGACGTGGATATCGCTATGGCAGTGATGAAGGCTGAGAGTGGATGCCGGACAAACGCCCTGGGGCGCAATACAAATGGAACGAATGACGCTGGGTTATTCCAGGTCAACTCAATCCACGACACGACGGACAGGCGATACCAGCCAGAGCACAATGTGGCGCTCGCGTATAAGATTTATGCGGCACGCAGCAAGTGGGATTCAAGCGGATGGAAGGCGTGGAGCGTATGCCTGAACGGCAAGGTGAAATGCTACTAATTTTAAGGAGAAAGTGAAATGAGTGAAAGTGAGATTTTGGAGAAATTAGAAAACCTAATCGATCCGACGTTTCTTGACCGAGCTTTGGCGGGGGAGGCGTAAGTGGAGCGAATAGTATTATCTCCATCAGCGATAATGTGTTTTTTGAATAATCAAATTCAGTTCAAGAAACGCTACATTGCTAAGGTTTACGACGATCCGTCGTCGCCATCAATGGTTGTCGGCTCTGCTATGCACAAGATGATTGAGCAGCGAATGAAAGGTCAGTCGTTTGAGACGGCTCTGGAAGCAGGATTGCAGACGATTGAAAATGTCGCAGATTATGAGATCGAGTACGGCAAAACTGGTAGTCGCGAGAAGATCATCGAGCAATATCAGAAACTATCGACGACAGTCATCAACGAACTGCCAACGTACGACAACATTTTGGCTGTCGAGGACAAGATTGAATGCAATTTGTCGGTGATGAATAAAAAGATTCCAATGAAGGGCTACATCGATATTGTGCTCGACTTGGAAGACAGCCTGGAAGTCATCGACTGGAAGAGCGTCACTAACTATTCTGACGAAGAGACTGAGAATTGGTCATACATTATACAGGGCTGGATTTATTCAAAACTGGCTGAATATAAATACAAAAAGCCTGTCAGTCGAGTGGTCTTTAAGGAAATTAAGAAGACCATCAATCGCGACGGTCAGCCGCAAATCAAAGACTACGTGCTGAATGCCGAGAACCTGGCCGAAGCTGATGACATCATGGGTCGAGTTATTAAGTCAGTAAGTGATTACACTGACAATCCAGGCGCAACGTACTTCCCGAATCCGCGCGACATGATGAACGGCGCACAGTCGATGCACATCGTGGCGCAAATGGAAGGTATCACTGTCAGAACCGTACACACGACAGAACGGCGCGAGAAATTCGCGCCAGTCAACACGGTGGTGGCGGACGATATCGCGCAAGAGGGCGGTTCAGAAACCGAACGGATTATGGCGAAGTTAAACGAGTTTGGCGTTGGCGGCAGGATTGATGAGACGATCAAGAGCAATACTGTCGACACATACATTCTAAAGCCTAACCGTGGCGTGCGAATGTCGAAGCTGGCAGGACTAGGCGACGACCTATCACTAGCACTTGGCTCTGACGCCGTGCGAGTCATTGCGCCGATCTACGGCACTCAGACAGTCGGTATTGAAGTGCCACATGAACAGTCGTTTCCGAAATTTGACGGAAAAGCCACCAGCCACCAGATACCAATCGGTGTCGACACTATGAACAACGTCATCTACGATGACATCGCCGAAATGCCGCACATGCTGATTGGCGGGCAAACTGGTAGCGGTAAATCGGTTTTCTTGCGTAATATCATCCAGAGCCTAGATGACTGCGAGGTGATAATCGTCGATATGAAGGGTTTGGACTTTGAGGATTTGGGGAAGGAAATAGTGTCGGAGGTTGAGGTTGCGCTACGCCTAGTCGAGCACCTGACAGCCTTGATGGATAAGCGATATCGAGAGAAACAAACTGACGCCAAGCGCAAAGTGCTGATTATCGATGAATACGCTGACCTGGTTATGCAAACCGGTAAGGTAATTGATCAGGTCATTAGTGGTTACGATAAGAATGGCGAGCCAAAATTCAAGAATTACACCAGGGATACTCGAAAGGAATTAGAAACTAACCTGGCGCGAATTTTACAGAAAGGTCGATCAGCGAACATCAATGTGATTATTGCTACTCAACGACCAAGCGCAGATATTGTAGCACCAATTATCAAAGCTAACTGTCCGGTTAAAGCTTGTCTGAGAGTGGCGACTGCAAAGAACTCGGAAATCATCCTGGATGAGTCTGGAGGCGAGCGGCTACTAGGCAAGGGCGACATGCTCTACCTGGGTTCAGGGATGATTAAACCGGTGCGCGTACAGTGCTTTTCGCCGATTGAAGGAGGTAAATAATGAGTGAAACAAGAAGTGATAAAGCTATCGCCAAAAAAAGCAATGTCAAGCGAGAGTACTCAGGTATCGCTAAATACGTTGGCGACTGGGCGCTGGGACTGAATAAAGAGAAGGTTCTTGGCAATATTCACCGCAACCTGCTGGGTGTCGATAAGATGGGCAAAATACGCCCTATCGAAGACCTCGCCTACTTTATGCTGGTGTGTGGTCAATACAACCTGAATCCGCTAAAAAAGGAAATCTACGCAGTGTACCAGCGTCAAAATGTAAACGGTCAGTGGATCGAAAAGCTGGAGCCAATCGTTAGTATTCACGGCTTACGCTCGCTGGCGCGTCGTTCGAAAAACCCGACGTACGCCTACACCGGCAAAGCAGTTTTTGACTACAAGGACGCTGAAAAAACCAAGCTGGATTCGGCGACGGTAGAGGTGTTTGGTAGGTTTGACGGCTCAAACGAAGCGGTGAAAATTGGCGAATACACAGCCTATTACAACGAGTTTGCCAAAACTCATACTTCTGATGATAACTACGGTAAGTACCGCGCTGGCGACGCTATGGGGACATGGAAAACCATGCCGCGAGTAATGTTGGCGAAATGCGCAGAAGCTAATGCCATCCGCTCGATATTCGATATCGGCGGCGTGTACGTTGAGGAAGAAATCGGCAGAACAGAAGAACATTAACAATCAACATCACACCCTCTTTGGGTGGCCAGATTCGTATATATAGGGTGGGGCGTCAACCGCAGGAGCTCCTCGCACATTTGAGCCACCCCCAAGACAGTAGAATTACAGTTTTGGTTGCAATTTGTGGCTACCCGACGAGGGTGCGATCGAGGAAATAAGAAAGGAGAAATAGTGAGCCGAAAACTAATCATTAGGATACTGACAGAATTGCTGTTTGAGTATCCATCTGATGAGCTTGATGTTATCGCGCTGGATTTGCACTTAAAAGATGAGCCGTTAGCGGAGTTCTGCGATAGATTCGAGCTTGGCAATTGGTTTTACGACCAGATGACGCTGGCGGACATCGACATTGTTGATGAAGTCTCGGCTATCGCTGATGAACATCGCAAGACTGAGAGCGAGCAGTTAACGGAAAGCCAGCTGCTGCGCCGGGAATTACAACAGCAGAGCGTATAAAAAATACTAATTTGAAGAGGAGTAGTCAATGGATAGCAAAATGAAAAAAGCGGCAGATGCTATAGGCTATCTGATCGGCGGGACTTTAGTTTCGCTGGCTGGGATCGCTGTAATAGTTATCTTTGTTAGATTGATAATGTGGATCGTGGGGCTGTAAAAATGGGAATACTTACATCATTCACAATTCCGCATATGGTCTGGATTAGTGAGCAGGCGTATAGATTAGTCAACGCTGACATTGACGGTGGACGATTCAATCTTCGGTACGAGAGTATACCTGACCTAAACAAAAGCGAGCTTGAGTTTAGTATTGGATTTGAAGCACTCGGTCCTACACCTCGAGCTAGCGACGTTGAACGAGAATTTACCGAGCGACTTGAGCTGCTTGGTGGCACGATCGAGGATCCAAATGACTAAAAAAGCACTTCGCAAAAAACAGCGCCGCAAGCGCAAGAAATTGGAGGCTACGTAATGTCTCTAATGAATTGCGCATTCACGGTTCGTTGGAGCGACGAGAAGAACAAGCCGCACGCGAAAACCTACGCTACCAAAGCCGACGCTAAGCGAGCCAAGAAATGGCTACTGGAGCACGGCGTTCGGGACGTAGACATCGCGGTCAAGATAAATAATAAGCCAGCTGGCAGCCTGAAAGACGACAAGCCGTCTGAGACTGAGGCTGAGCAGAAAGGATTTTGGTGGGAGAAGTGAGCAGTATCGTTTCGCTAACCAAGCAGCAGATCGCTGTATATAAAATGGCGCAGAAGCTAACGCCGCAGAATAAGGTTTTGGAGAATGTCAGACTGGAGGTTGTCGAGCAGGAGAAAGACATATATAAAGCCACGCTCATTGCCACAGACGGTTATAAGCTGATCCGCCGCGAAGTTGACGCCGAGCCTGGTGCGAAAGCCTGCTCAATGAATATCCCGCAGAGCGTTCTCGTTGCCGCTGATAAAGTCATGAAGACTGACTTTGACCGAGCATATGTTCACGACGGCAAAATTATTGTTCGCACAAATCCGTACGGTGAAATGGTGCCAATCGATGAGAGTTTTCCGATCAAGGCTGAGATTCCGTTTCAAGAGCAAACCGAGCTGCGCTTTCCAGAGACACGCCCGTTCGTTGAGCAAAAAAGTTCAGAGGCGTTTCCCGTAAAGTCGGTCGTAGTTAATCCTAAATTGCTTATCGAGGCACTGCGACAATTCAAGCAGAGCGATGGCATGATGGGCGGCGTTACGATCCACGTCGGCAAGTACGACGAGCCAATCTTGATAAAATCCTCGCCAGATTATGCCTGGGACGGCAACGAGATCGTGGCTGGCGTTGCGCCGATAAAATCTGACGACGCATAAAACCAGTAAGGACAACAAATGAACATAACACACTACGATTTATTCGCGGGCATAGGCGGCTTTTCGCTAGCGCTGGAGGAGGTATTCAATGAAGCAAAAATTAACCATATCTTCTGCGAGTGGGCAGAATTCCCCACCGCAGTACTCAAGAAGCACTGGCCGAACGGGACATTTTACGGTGATATCGCCGACCTTATTGCCAACACCAACAGCCAGGGACATCAGAACGGTATCACTAAAGCAGAAGCCGCGAGACGACCTGACTTGTGCAGTAGAGCTGGGGGCGACGAAGAACAAAACATCGTTATACTCACAGGAGGCTTCCCCTGCCAGCCGTTCAGCCAAGCTGGACGAAGAAAAGGCACGGCAGATGACCGCTACCAGTGGCCAAACATGTTTCGAGTCATACAAAACGTCAAGCCAGACTGGGTCATCGCTGAAAATGTGCGTGGGCTTGTTACTTGGAACGACGGCATGGTACTCGAGCAGGTGTGCATTGACTTGGAAAGCGAAGGTTACGAAGTCCAACCGTTTATTATTCCAGCTTGTGCCGTCAACGCCCCGCACCGGCGAGACAGGGTCTGGATTATTGCCCACTGTGCAAACTCAAGGGTTAAAGGTTTGCAAAAACGGGAAATCAATCCCGATGATGCTGCCGACGCCAGATGCATCGGACGGAAGAAGAGGTCCAGCGAAGATATACAACCCGAGAGCAAAAAGCCAGAGCGGCAGAACAGTTACTACTATGGTTGGGAGCGGGACTGGCGAGAAGTTGCGGCTTCAACCTGCAATGCCCGAATGGATGATGGGCTTCCCCGAGAAGTGGACGGAATTTCCTATAGCTTTGCCAAGTGGCGGAACGAATCAATCAAAGCCTACGGCAACGCAATAGTCCCGCAGGTGGCGATGGAGATATTTAGAGCCATCAAGGGGACGATTAATGTCAACTAAACCACTAATTTTGTGGACATAGAGAAAGGAGATGCCAACATGAACAGGAAACTAGGAGATATTTATGTTCCAAGAGCCGTCCCGGTTGGTACTAAAATATGGTTTGGTTCAAAAAGATATGGCTATACAGTTAGAGCGTCTAATACAGCATTTGCAGTTTTGACCAGACCATTCAATATCGAGAAAACAGTATTGTACACAATTATCGACTGGGAACTTGGTATACGTGGTCCTAGTAATCTAATCTTTAATATTGGCGCAGAAACCGATGAACAGTGTCTGGAGCTGTTGAACATGCTTACTAGCGGCGAGATCGAAGTGAGTTCGCGACGTTGTGTCAAATTAGACATTTCAAGAGGAAAAATAAAGTTGTAAACAAGATACTTGACGAGAAGTAGAGAGTGAAAACATATTTTAATTCATCTAATAATAGTTGGAGCGACATAGCTATTTCCGCAATAATAACTTTAATAATTGCTGCTTTATTTGCACTGTTTATTGCTTGGGGATTTCAAATGTCCGAGCAAGAGCTTCAGAACATGAACACTGAAGCTCGCTGTAAAACAGCTGGTGGCGAAATGGGATACTCAAAATGCTTTAAGGACGGAAAGGAAATCTAGATGAAACAGGATAAGCGCTCAATAAAGCATTTTCGCTGCTGGTTGGTTGAATCAAAGCAGTATGTTTATGATATTCAAAAAATTTGTGATGGCAAACTAATTAAAAGCTTTGCCGAAATTTTGAATAATCCTGAAAAATATGTAGTAGAACAGGAAACTGGCGCTATTGATATCGTTAAAAATAAAATCCGCGAGGGCGATATCGCAAAATATCGCAACGCCAACTATCAGCGCGAAGTTTTTGAGTGGCAATATGGCGTCGTGGTTTTCAAAAATTGTGGCTTTGAGCTGTACAATCCAATTAAAGACACTACAGAATCACTAACCGATATATCTATCAGTTTTTCGAAAATTGAGGTCGTCGGCAATATCCACGAAAATCATGAACTCTTGGAGGAGAAATGAAAACTACTCCAACATCCATACTTGACGCTTGCTGTGGTGGACGTATGTTCTACTTTGACAAAGACCACCCAAATATTCTGTATATCGACCGCCGCCGCGAAACTGTCGAGATGAAAGACAGAGACAAGATTAGAACACTAGAAATCAACCCAGACTTTGTCATAGACTTTACAGACATGAAGTTCCCTGATGAGTGCTTTAATTTTGTCGTTTTCGATCCGCCTCACCTCATCAACTGCGGCAAGAATAGCTGGCTCGCCAAGAAATACGGCAAATTAGATAAAGACACCTGGCAAGATACCCTGAGTAAAGGTTTGAGCGAATGCCTACGTGTCGTCAAACCTGGCTGCGTCGTCGCTATGAAGTGGAGCGAGCGCGATATCAAACCACAGAATTACTAAAAATACTACCTCAAAAACCAGCTTTCGGCGATAAGTCTGGAATGACGCGATGGCTGTTTTTTGTGAAAGGAGTTGAAAATGACAGATAAAGAATTAGAAAAAAGCCTAGGACGCATTAATCATATAGCTAATATGTGTTACGCGGTAATCATAATTTTGTTTATAGCGGCTATGGTGGCAATATTCTTAATAGGCAGTAAGTTAATATAGCAATGTCTATTCCTATATCGAGGAGTTGCCTGATGAAGCGTAAGATCAAAGGACGCAATTACAAAACACCGATACCTAGAATTTACAGCATAAAAGAAACTCGCTCAAAGCAATTTATCCGTAAACAACTGATAAACAAGAATGGAGCAATTTGTTCACTCTGCGACAAACCGATTGAAACAATGAAAGATTGTACGATTGACCATATCATCCCAATTAGCAAAGGCGGCTTGACGACAATCGAGAATTGCCAGCTGGCACATAGAAGTTGCAATTTGAGTAAAGGAAATAAGGAGGCTTGAAATGGGGCTAGTTAGAAATATTAAGGAGGCGGCTGACGTGCGCAAGCGAGAGCGAGACATATTGGCGTCGAAATGCACAATAAAAATCGGCGACAGGGTGGCGTTTGCTCGAAATATTGATAAAGACGGCAGAGTAGTAGTGGGTGTAGTTGTTGGATATAAAAATGGTGTGTTCGTGGTTAAATACGATCCGCAACTCATCGTCGGCAATACTATTCAGTATTTTACTAGAAAATCTTATGAGCTGACTTTAGTTCATGACGTGGATAAACCAAGCTAACTAAAACATAATGGGCGTAAACGTCAATAATATGTGTGCGCCTAAAAGGTTGACTGAGGCGGTGGCGAATTATGTGTCGCCGCTTTTATGTTATAATAGCCCTAGGAATTGCGGATCGAAAGAGCCGCTTTTTTATTTGGAGAAATTATCATGGCAACCAGAAAAATGATGCGCAGGAACAGGCGAAGCAGCAAGCAGTCTAGCCGCAAATCCCCGAAGCAGCAACTGCGCGGGATTGTTAAGGACAAACCAAAAAAGTCGCCTGTCAAGCCATCAAAACAGCCTGAGCAGCCAGAACCAGGACAACCGACGAAATATAAGCCAGAGTATTGCCAGCAGCTCATTGACTATTTTTCAATCGAGCCGCTGGAAATTATTAGAGAGCAGGAAATAACCGGCACCGAGGGCGGCAAATACGTCTCGCGCCGCCTGCCACAACGTTTCCCGTGGTTTGAAGGCTTTGCCAGAAAAATTGGCGTTCACCGCAATACACTGAAGAACTGGTGTGCTGAGTATCCAGAATTTGCCGAAGCCTACGATACCGCCAAAGATCTACAGCGCGAGTTTATCGTCGACGTGGCTTTAAGCGGTGCCGCTCCACCAAGCTTTGCTATCTTTACTATGAAAAACGTCTGCGGATGGAGGGACGAGCGAGACCTGAAGCTGAGAAAAGCGAAAGAGGAAGGTGATATTGATGACGACGAACTCAAAGCAGCCATCTTTGAATAACCTAACCAGAACGGACATTCTACGGCTTTGCGACAAATACTGGAACACTGACCGCGACAAACTGCGCCGCTATCTGCTGGCGATATTCAAGCGGCGGGAGAATATTCACCTTTTCGGCTGGTTCATCGCACGGCCGTATTTTCCTTTGGAAACGCCGCCATTCCATAAAGAGATATTAGACCTGATCAGCAACAAGGACAATCGGCGAGTTGGCGTTATTGCGCCGCGCGGTCATGCTAAATCGACAACGGTGGATATGACGTATCCGCTGTGGGCTGGCTGCTTTGAACAGGAAGAGTTCGTGGTTATAATCAGCGACACTTACACGCAAGCAGCCGAGTTTATCAACGCATTGAAAGATGAGTTTGAACACAATCCGAAAATTAGATGGCTATTCGGCGATATGAAAGGTGACGACTGGCAAGATGGTGAGTTTGTGTTGAGCAACGGCATTAAATACGCCGCTAAAGGATCTGGTATGAAAATCCGTGGTATTCGCCACCGGCACACCCGACCGACGTTGATGATATTTGACGACATCGAGAACGACGAAAACATCAAGAGTGCCGAACAACGCCAGAAACTGTATCACTGGTTTACCAAGGCAGCTATACCAGCGCTGGCGAGAGGCGGGCGGGCTGTTATTATCGGCACGATTCTTCACTTTGACAGCCTCGTCAATAAGGTGATGAAGCAGCAAGACGTGTTTAAGAGCTGGCAAACGCGGGTGTTTTACGCAATCACCACCGAGGAGGACGGCACAGAGCGGGCTTTGTGGCCGGAGCACCGCAGCCTGGAAAAACTACGAGCTATGCGAGATGATCCGAGCGATCAGGAGTTCGTTGGAAGTATCGCTTTTGCTCAGGAGTACCAGCACAAACCATTTAGCGAAGAGGACGCTATCATTAAGCCTGATTGGATTAAGGAATGCGAGCCAGGTCAAGTACCAGATGAACACTCAAGGATAGCACGAGTGCTAACAATCGACCCCGCCGCCAGCGAACGCCAGACTGCCGACCCGACAGCTATGGGCGTTGCCGACCTGTACACAGACGGCAACGTTTACATACGCGCAATACGCAACCAACGAACCTCGCCAAGCGTAACTGCCAACACAGTGAGAGAACTCGATGAAATATACGAACCGCAGGTGATTGGTATAGAGGAGGGCGCACTAGGGCTGGTGTTTCGGGATTTGTTGGCGGGGCTACCTGTTATTGGACTGAAGCCAGACAAAGACAAGGTGCGGCGACTGCTGGCGGTGAGCCGGTTCTTTGAGGCAGGCAGGATATATATCGTGAAAGACATTCAGAATGGACAGGCGTTACGGGAGCAGCTGATTGAATTCCCGAAAGGTACTCATGATGACATGGTTGATATGGTGGTTTATGCAGTGCGGTTGTTGTTGGTGGAGGGAGTGAATCAGATGTCGAGTAAAGATTTCCAGACCGCTGGTGATTATTACGACGAGCTAGATGACGATGAATGGTCGGATTAAGTATAAGTATGATATAATCAGGGTAAGTATATACGACGCGCGAAAGGCGTCGTATTTTATATGGAGAAATTATGAAGCTGGTAAACTTGAGCGGTAAGAATAACGATAAAAATGCAGGCAGCCGACTACGCGAGATTGGTAGTGCTGGTACTGGTGTATTTACGGACTATGAAGCCGAGAGAATAAAGCTAAACCGCCCGAGAAAAATCACCGATTACCGCGATATGCTGCGTGATGGCACGGTCGAGGCGCTATTCAATATTCTGACTATGCCGATTTTGGCAAGCGAGTACGATATTAAGCCTGCCGACGAGAGCACTGAGGCGAGAATACAAGCAGAGTTCGTGCGAAACAACTTACTGAGCGAGAGCTATAAAGGCGGTATTGAAACACCGTTTGATTTGTTTCTCGACCAATCAATGATGGCGCTAGTTGACGGCTTTCAGGTGTGGGAGAAAGTGTATCGACTAAACAATAACCGCTACGAGCTGAAGAAGCTGGCGCTACGCGATTCGAGGAGTGTAGAGATTCAGAGCGATTTGAAGGAAGGCTATCAAGGGATTAAGCAAACGCAAGAAGACGGTTCGACGGTGGATATTCCAGCTTACAAAACGTTCCTATTCACACCAGGCAAACGATACGATCAGTATTACGGACGTTCAATATTTACGGCACTTTGGCGAAACTACGACAAGAAATGGAAGTTGGAATACCTGGATAGCATTGCTTTGCAAAATGACGCTATTAAGCCAAAGGTATTGAAAAATACTGGCGACACGCTTGCAAAAGCTGATGACAAAGTAATGTCGAAAGTATTGAATGTATTAAGTCGTTTAGGCAAGGTCAATTCAACGGCGACTTTGCCGCCAAATTACGAACTTGAGGTACTGAACTCTGAGGGACGCGATCCGCACCAATCGATCGAGCGGCAGAACTCTGAGATGGCAAGAGTGTTCCTGGCTAACTTTATGCTGCTGGGTTCGCAGGGGACGAGCTCAACTGGCAGCTTTGCATTAAGCGATACGCAAGCAAAGATGTTCCGTATGAGCCTAGAATCCGTCATGAATAAGCTAGCGGCGCACATTAACCAATACATCATCGCTGATTTGATTGATATTAACTTTAGCGAACCACGCTATCCGGTTTTCGCATTCGAGAAGCTGGACAATGAAGTGGTTGGCGCGATATTTAACGCCTTTACGACGATGATTCAGAAAGACCGCATGTCTGACGCAATGGCGAGCGAGATTGAGGACGCAACAGCGACGCGGCTAGGCTTTGATGTGGAGAAGATTAAGCAGCGGCGTACTGAGCAGGCTGAAAATACTGAAAGCGATGCCGGCAAGGAGAAAGAGGCTGGCGGCACACCAACTGGTCAACGAACAATGAGCGACGATCACAAGCATGAGCCAAGCGAGAGCCTGAAGAAGCTTGACGCCAGATGGCAGGAGCTAGAAAAACGTTTTTTAGACCAAATCCGCCCAGTTTATGAGACTGTGGCGGAGGAAGTCAGCCAGGAGGTCGCAAAATCAAAGCTGGTGAGCGACATTGATGCGGTGGTGTTTCCAGTGGAGTACCGCCGAACGCTAGTATCATTCTTTAAGCAGGGGTATCAGATTGGAAAAATCAGTGCTAGCGATGAAATGGGTAAGCCGGCTGCGAAGAACGGCAATGATTTAACCAAAGCGGCAGTTGAGTATATCAGCTGGATTATTGAGAAGCAGCAGGATGACCTGACTAATTACGCTAAAAGCCTGGTAATGGACAGAGTAGTGCTGGATGATGAACCGATTGATTACAGCGCTGAGATTCTGAAGCTGATTCTAGCGTGGTTTGCGACAAAGCTGATGGACACGGCGTCGTACGCAATCGCACAAGCTGTCAATTCCGGGCGTAATTCGGTATGGGACGATGACGATGTGTTGGAGTTTTCGGCAATTCTGGATGCACGAACGTCGCCTGGTTGTAGCGCGTTGGATGGCAAGGTGATGACGTGGAAGGAGTGGCAAACCTACCCTGAATATATCCCGCCACGACACTTTAACTGCCGCTCGACGTTTACGAGACTTCTCGGCGATAATCCAGAGGATGAGATAAACCCGCCGAACAACACGCAGATGTACAACATTGAGAAGATTCAGAGGACGCCGAAGCCGCAGCTGATTGAAGAGAACCCATACATGGCACAATACACCAAAGCGGAGCTGTTGAGCGTTGAAACTTACAAGGGCAATGGGTTTATAAATATCAATCAGGCGTTATTGGGTCGCCAGCCGATGAACGAGTATGCTGAGGCTGACATTAAGCAGCTGGATAAAGCGATCAGGAAGACGAAGTTGGAGAAAGATGTGGTACTGTATCGTGGTATCGGGCTAGAATCAAAGTTGTCGGTTAATGATATTGTCGATAATCCTAATTTTCTTTCTACATCCACCAGTCAGGATGTGTCAATAGAGTTTGCACAGCAATCTGATGCGAATAAATACGTATTTATTTTTAAGGCTCCAAAGGATATGCCGTATTTGGATATGGAGAAAGTGCTAGCAGATAATGGCGTTACCTCAATGATAAATGAGGGCGAGTATCTGCTGTCCAGAGGCAAGAAGTTTGTTGTAAAAAGACTTAAGAAGTTAGATAATGGAATTATCATGGCTGATGTAGAAATGACGAAGGACACTAAATACCTCGCTGATGAATCAGAGAACTTGCTGACTGATGAAATGATGGCTAGTTTGAATAAGACAGCCAAGGAAGTTGAGAAGCGCCTCGCCGATCCAAACTACAAACCGAGCCGAGCAGTTCAACGGATGCATACTATTTGGCAAATGGATTCTGAATACCTAGACGAACAGCTGGAAAAGCAACATAAAAACAAATAGTTTTGCTTTAACCACAAGTATGATATAATACGACCAGTATATGCGACAAGCGAGTTTGTCGCATTTTCTTTTGGGGCAAATTTCTCTTGGAGTGTATCGGGAGAAATAATATGTTTACAGTTTCGACAAAGACAAGAGATAACATCCGCCTGAGCGACGAGGGCAAGAGCGAGTATAAGCGATATTGGAAGCAGCTTTGTCCTTATGGAGAATGGATAGACCCAAATGATTGGGATAATTCGAAGTTGGTTATTGACAAGAATCTAGTTGATCAGTTGGTAAAAAACTTCAATGACAAGGTTTTGGACTACGTGCCAGTGCCACTAGGACACCCGTATGACAGCTCAAGCTTGGCAAGCCTTAATACTGGCGAGTTGCTGGAGCTGGAGGCACGAGAAGACGGCTTGTACGGTTTGATAGAAATTCGCGACGATGCAGTTGCTGATAAAATCGACAAAAACCTGATTCCAAACGTATCAATGGGTATGGATTTGCAATACAAGGACAAGAAAGATGGCTCACTCAAGGGTGCGGTACTCCAACATGTAGGGCTAGTGACCGACCCATATCTCAAAGGTATGCACGCCTTTGAGCCTGCGCTGTCTGACATGTCGCAGGCAGCCATCGTGCTTAGTGATTCATCTAATAACAATAGAGAGGAGAATGGGATGAATAAGGTAAAAGTAACTAACGACCGTGATTTTGACGTCGAGGTGAAGTGGCAGGAAGACGGTGAGGAGAAGACCGCAACCGTCGCCGCTGGTGCAGACGTTGAAGTTCCTGAAGATCAGGAGGAAGCGGTAAAGCAGCAAATCGCTGACGCTAAAGAGCCAGAAGATAAAGACGAGGATAAATCTGGAGAGGACAATTTGTCCGACAAGAAAGATTTGTCTGATGAGCAGAAAGCGCTTGAAGCTGAGAAAGCTGAGTTGGCTCGGGAAAAAGCCGAACTGGCAAAGCAGAAGCGAGAGCTATCGGAAAAGCAGGCTGAGGCTGAATATGAGAAGCTGCTTTCTGAGGGTAAGCTTGTCCCGGCTCAAAAGGAGAGCTATTTGGCGCTCTGTGCCGCCAAAGATACCAAGGTGCAGTTATCTGACAAGAAAACCAAATCTGTTGATGTGTTATTATCGGAACTCTTTGCGGCAATGCCGGCAATGCGGCTATTGAGCGAAGATGGCGGTGAAGGCGGCAATGGAAATGGTGATGAAGTTCAGCTGGACGACTCCGATAAAGCAGACATCGAGCGGTTTGGACTGAATGAAGAAGATTATAAAGAAGTAAAGCGTGAGAAGGAGAATCAATAATGACATTTCTACGACAAGACGGCGATTTGATTTCAGCTCCATTTGGTAGCAATGTGATCAATCGCGGACAACTAGTTACTGTTGACGCTAGCGGTAACGCTAAGGCGGCAGAAGCTGGAGTAAAGCCATTTTTAGGTGTTGCTATGGAGAGTACTGGCGGACTAATCAAGAATGAGGTGCGAGTTTATCGAACTGGCGTATTCCAGCTGGCAATCGACGCAGTAGCGGTTGCTGATTTAGGCAAGGCTGTTGCGATCGCTGCACCTGACAAAGTGACAACAACCGTCAGCGGCACCGCACCAGCAATCGGACAGATTGTTGAGGTTATTGACAATAAAACTGTAGGCGTTCGCCTGAGCTAAGAAAGGAAGATAAGATGGACTTAAAAGCAATGCTACAAAAGCTTGATACCGCCATCAAGACGGTATACAAGACTACTAAAAAAGAGTACAAAGACCCTCTGCAGGGCATTTTGTACGATATCACGCCGGTGACAGGTGCGGTCAATAACATCGTAACGCTTAACAGCGTACCCGGTATGCGTGAGTTCAAGTCAGAGCGTAAACACGGCGTAGCTGACAACACCGTCCACACGATTGCTCCACGCAAGTGGGAATCTACTTTGGACGTTGAACGTGAAAAGGTTGAGGATGATGACCTCGGTCAAATTCCAAACCAGACCCGCGTGATGACCACCAAGAGTGGTCGACATTACGGTGCGCTGGCTGTTGCAGCACTTCCTGTCGGTTTTACGGCTAACTTGAGCGATGGCAAGCCATTCTTCCACGCTGACCGTGGCAACTTGGTTACTGGAGCATTCAGTGCCGCAACGTTTAGTAAAGCTTTTGATGCTTTAGTTGGCATGAAAGATGCAGCTGGCGACCTTATCAACCCAATTCCAACCCACTTAATCGTTGGTTTGGAGAACCGTGAGGAAGCTGAGAAAATCTTGCTCCGCGAACGTTTGGATAACGGCCAGAGCAACCCTAACTACAAGCGTGTTGAACTGATCGTTGACCCACGTATCGCTGGCAAGGCGACGTTCTTGGTAGCAGCCAAGGAAGGTATGTGCCCATTGACAATCGCTGAGCGAATCAAGGTTGGTGCACCTGTTGCGAAGACCGACCTGAACAGTGACAAGGCATTCGAGACTGATATCTATAGCTGGGGCTTGCGTGGTCGTTACGACGCAGCTTACCAGGCAATGCAGTTCATCGTGGCTGTGAAAGGTTCTTAGTCAGCAGACTTGAGGCGGGGGATGATTCGCCCGCCTTTGTTTGAGGATTAGGAGAAACAATATGAAGCACGAGATAGACCAAACCATCAAAGATATATTGCAAGAGGCGGGATTGTATCACCGCCAGCTACTGGAATTTAACGATATTAACAGTTCGGTGATTTCGCTAGGAGATTATATCTTGGCTGACGTCAATGGCGACGATACAGTTGACGTAAAAGATGTGCGAGTGCTGGTGGATAATAAGCTAGTCAAAGTAACCGAAGTAGACACCACCAACGCGTTGATTACGCTGGAAAAGCCGGTTGTTTCTGGACAGGAAGTGTCAGTACGCTTTGCTAGTTCTAGTATAGAGCCTGAATATGTCGAGAAAGTGCGAACTGAAGCCCTGAGTGAAATCATATCAAAGATTCCGTGCGAAGCCGCCTGGGCTGAGGAATATAAGCCGACATTACGCTACATTCAGCGGCTAATGGCTGCCGGTATGCTATTGGTGCGGGATTACGGCTTTAATGAAGACATTGAGAACACGAGCAAAGATGGCTACAAGAAGCTGGAGCTGGCAAATGAAAAACTGAGCGCCTTGATCGCTGCTGTCTGCGGCGGGGCACAGGCGCGGAACGCTCAAGGATTTGCAGCGCGAGATGACGGTGATTTATTTGAGAAAAAGCCGCATATCAGTAGCGAAGATTCGCTGGATTGGCGGTGCTGGTAGATGAATGGGCAGAAAGTACCAGTTTCTATCACTGTTGATGGCGAGGAGCTGAAGCAGTTTAATCAGGTGCTGCTAAATCGATGGAAACGTGCTAGTAGTTTGCGGATACCGTTGCAGGAGGCGGCTAACTTTATGTTGGATGAGATTTCCAAGAACTTTAGCGGTAAACGTGGTGCAGTTTTTGGTGCGCAGTGGCGTAAACGTAAGCGAAATTATCCGTGGCCGCTACTAAATAGGACAGGCAAAATGAAGGATGGCTTTAAGGCGGAAATATACAGCGACAAGGCGGTGATTAAAAACCCGACGCGGTACTTCAAGTATCACCAGATGGGTACGAAGAATATGCCAGCTCGCAAGATGTGGGGCATGACCGAGCCGCAAGCGCGGTACATTCGCCAGCGATTACAAGTTTATTTAGAAGCTGAAGGAGAACGATAATGCAATATGAAGACCCAATTTTAGCAAAGCTACGCAATCTGCTGAACGAGCACGGCCCGAAAGAGCTGAGAAATAAATACTACCTTGGCGACCCAATGGTGGTGGATAAATCGAGCTTGCCGATGTGCTTTATTAGCTATGAGCGGCAGAGTGTCATTGATGATGCATCACACTCAATTGAAACGCACTCGACGGTGCTAATCAACGTGGCGTACGACCTCACTAGGGATTTTAACAGTACGGCCAAACGCAGTGGTAGCCACATGGCACTGGTAAAGATGATTTGCGGGCGAGATAGTAAGAATAAATTACTACCTGAGACGATTTTATCTGTGCTGAGGCAATTCCAAGATGAGCAATCTGACGAGCTAATAATCGACCTGGGCAGCCAAACGGAAATAGAGTATGTAGTCAGCGAGCGGGGCGGCAGCGTATTTACTAACGAAGCTTTAATACGATTTACGGTGCGCACTCGCGATATGGTTGGATAAATGTAAGCACCATGGTATAATACGGGTAGTATATGCGATCAGCTTGGTCGCATTTTCTTTTGCCCATTGGCTGATTTCGCGTAAGAAAGGGATTAACCGTGAAGAAAGATAATCAGCCAGCAGCACCCGCACCGAAGCAGTCATTTTATCTGCCAGAGTTCGGCGTGTCTGTCGAAGCAGAAAGCTTTGAAGAAGCAGTCAAAAAAGCCAAAGCCGAAAATAAGGAGGGAGAGGAATAATGGCAGAGAAAAAGATTGTAACAGGTCGAAAGACCGCCGTGGGCTTGGCGCTGGAAGAAACCAGAGGCGCCGCCAAAATGCCGACGTATTTTTATCCACAGCTGGATTTTAGTTTTAAGGACACGCCAGAGACGAAAACTAACGAATCGGCGTACAATAACATCACCAAAAACAACGCTGTTGATGTGATGAGCGTCAAAGGCGAGGGTTCAATCGGCGGCAAGACGTGGGCAAAAGGGTTGTATTACTGGCTAGCACTGGTGTTTGGTCAAAAAGCCGCAACGACACCTGTTGCTGGCGATACGGGGGCTAAAAAGCATTTGTTCTCGCTGAATAACGAGAACACTCATATCAGCTCGACTATCACTATCAAGGAATCGGTGTTTTGCGGGCAGTTTCCGTACGCCATGATTGAGAGCTTTAAGATTTCATGGACACCTGATGACTATCCGAAGATTGAAGTAAGCTTGATGTCGAAAAAATCCAAGGACGTAACGCCATCGTCCGTTACCATTGCGTATGACGCAACAGAGACAGAGTTTATTCCAAAGGACGTGCTGCTGAAAATGGCAGCCGACGCAGCTGGATTGGCGGCAGCGCCAGAACTCCAGGACGTCAAGAGCTTTAGCCTGGAGATTAAGAAAAACTTGGAGGCAGTTCAGACGTCAAGTTCTAAGGATGACATTCAGGAAATCTTTAACAAAGACTTTGAGGTTAGCGGCTCAATCGAGAAACTGTACACCGACGACACCTACAAAGGCATGATGCTGAACGGTACAACTCAGGCAATGCAGTTTGGTTTTATCGATAAGAATCATAAAGCCGGCAATACTACGCCAACCAGCCTGCTGTTTACTATAAGCAAGGTGGCAATTTCTAGCCGTGAGCCGAGCTACGGACTGAGCGACATTTCAACTGAGACGATCAACTTTGAGGGCTTACTGAATATCACAGACGGCAAGACTATCGAAGCGGAACTGGTTAATAAATACGAGTATTAGGAGCAAATAAATGAGTAATCGAGAACTGTTTATCGAACTAAAAGACGGACGTAATGCTGTTATCCGCGGGTTTATTCGCAACCGTGACCGCAGTATGTACCGACGACTGATGCTGGAAGGTCAAACCATGTCCACTAAGGAGATGGAAGCTAGCGGCGGTGATGTAGATGTTGACCTGGGCAATGTCATGGGTGCGAGCGACAAGCTGATTGAAAAACTGCTGCTGGAATACTGTGGCAACCGCGAACAGCCATTTGAAGCGCTGATGGACAGCGAATTTGGCGACGACTACGAGACAATCAGCAATAAGGTCATGGAGGTCTTCGGCAAGGATAAGGAGCTCCCAAAAGAATAGAGGCGTGGTCAATTAAATATGACCGCGCGCTGCGCAACGGTTCTGGCGAAGTACCAAAGATGATTCAGATTGCGCTCATCTGTAAGGAGTACGGCTGGACGTATGATGAATACATGGATCAGCCAGAAGAGTTTACCGCGGCCATCCTAGCACGGCGTCAAGTTGAGGCGGTAGTCGAAAAGGAGCAGATCGATAAAACGGGGCAGCAGTAAGCTGCCTCTGCTTTTATCTGTGCTTGTCGCAGGCGATGCCGTCGCCGTCTCTATCAAGGTGTGGTGCGTATCCAGGTTCGCCTCGGCGTATGTGACTATAGCCAGCGGCACGTGCTTCTTTGCAGTTGCTAAAATTCAGCTCCGATGAAGCGGCAGGCTGTGATTGTGATTGTGCTTGTTGTTGATTAGCTGCGGCAGCGGCTGCCTCCTCTTGTTTTTTCTTCTCCTCAGCCTCTTTCTTGGCTTTGTCGGCACGTTCTTTTTCTTCCCGCTTGGCTTTTTCTAATTTAGCAATACGCTCAGAGAACTGACCACGTTTATCTTCTGGTAATTTGTTGATGTCTGACTTGGCTTTATTGATATTGCTGTCGCTTGGGTCAGATTCAGCTTTTTGAACAGACCCTTTGGCTTGATTGACTGCCTTTTCTGACGATCCCATACTTCCAATTGCACCAATGCCAACAACTACAACAATTATGATAATGATAATATGTATAAAACCGCCTTTGCGATGTTTCATTTTTGAGCTCCTTCTGATGATGTTATTTTTTGGGCGACGAACTCGCGTATTTTCTTATAGTGAGGTTCTAGCGTGGTAATAATACCGTACTGAACGTTGCTTTCTTCAATTGGTTTAACTAGAGTGATTTGCCCGTCCTTCAAATACAATATTGTACGAAAAACAACGGTTTTGTCTTCTTTCTTTGAATTGAAGTCAAAACCCTCGACTTCTGACCAATCAAAACTCCGCACAATGTCTTTTTTGATGCCTTTATTAAACGAGAAAGTAACGCCATTGTGATCGAATGCCAACTCAGCTGACAAAACACTATCTTTTATGGGGTTATATGTTCCGTTATATTCGCCACTGGCTAGTAGCGGTAGTTTTTCTTTCTTCTTAAATAGATTAAACATGGTGGCAGTTTGTTTTTCCTTTCCTTATGGAGGGATTATACCACGATGTGATATAATATAGGTAATATATGCGGACTTTGAGCCGCATTTTTTTGTTGTTTTTCGTCCGCTAGGAAAAAGAAGGCGGAAGATGAATAACAGCACACTCACTCTGACAATTCGAGCAAACGTATCAGCCTTGCAGGCTGCCTTGAAGACTGCTCAGGCGAGCGTTAAAAATTTTAGCAGCAATGTAGGTAAGAAACTAGTCGGCAACGCTGCTAATTTGAAGGACGCTTTTAGTCAAGCGGGCGGATTCATTGAATCGACGCTGAAGCGCGTCGCTGCGGTGGCGGTGGGTGGTAGCTTTGGATTGATGTCGTTCGTAAAAAGCGCATCTGAATTGCAGTCACTGCGATCGTCATTTGAATCGCTAACTGGAACAGTAGAGGCGACAAATGTCGTCATGAAAACACTGTATCAATACGGCAAAGAAACAGCCTTTGATAACAAATCCATCCAGGCGACCGCCAAAATGTTTCTGGCAAACGGCGTGGCAGTCCAGGATTTGATGGGTTGGATGCGAAACTTGGGCGACTTAGCGGGTGCAACTGGTGCAGATTTACAGGGCTTGGCGCTGCCAATTACGCAGGCAATCGGTACTGGCAAAATGATGACACAAGACTGGTATCAGATCATCAACCAAGGTGCTGGTGGATTCAAAAAATATATCATCGCAGCGATGGGTGCGGGGCACTCCATTAAAACCTTTGGCGATGACCTGTCAAAGGGTAAAGTTACGGCTGATGTACTACGTAAGGCGCTCCAGATGGCGAGTGCTGAGGGCGGTATGGCTTTTCAGGGTGCTATCAAACAGTCTCGCACGTTCAACGGCCGCATGAGCAACCTGCTGGAGACAATTACCAACGTGGGCATGAAAATTGTCGGCGTGGATGCGGCAACTGGGCAAGTCAAAGCTGGTGGCGTGTTTGACAAAATCAGCAAAGCTGTAGAGGATGCGACAAATTGGCTGGAAGAGAATAAGGATACAGTGCAGAAGGTTGCGGATACGATCATAAACAACCTAGTCCCGGCACTAACATCTTTGGCGAGTGCTTGGGCGATTATGAAGGTCGGATCAGGCATAACTGGTGCGATTAAGCAGGTTAATGAATATAAAAAAGGAATAGAGGGTACAGCTGGTGCTTTCAAGATACTGAGCGTTGCGCTAACCGGCAATCCGATGATGTTATGGGCGGTTGCTATCGCAGCCGTAGTCTCGGCTCTCGTATTCCTCCAGATGAAGTTTAATATTTTTGGCAAGGCTGCCGAATGGATTAAAAATACCTGGAACGATTCCATAAATAGCATCAAGAGCTTTTTAGAGAGCGCTGGCAATACTGTTAAGAATATCGCCGAGAGCGTCGGTAAGTTCTTTGATAATGCCAAGAAAGCAGTGAGCGATTTCGGACAGGCTGTAGCCGACTGGTTTATTACAAAGTTTGAAGAGGCAAAGAAGATTGCCGGTGATGTGTTTAACGCTGTCACGAAATGGATTAACGACAATAAAACACTATTGATAAATCTAGGCATCATCATCGGCACAATCGTATTGCCGAAGCTAGTGCAGATTGGCATTGAAGCAGCGAAGTCGTTTGCCGTGATGGCAAAAAATGCAGCAGTTAAGGGTGCAGGAATGGCAGCTGAAATAGCCAAGAGTTTGGCGAAGACTGTTGTTTCAGCGACAGTCAACGCTGGTAAGATGGCGGTTCAGGGGGCTATAGCTTTTGGTTCATGGATCAAGAATGCGGCTATCGCTAGCGCTGGAGCTATAAAAAACTTTGTGCTGATGAGCGGCAAGGCTGTAATTCACGCTGGGATTATGGGTGTGCAAGGGGCTATAGCTTTCGGCAAGTGGACTGCTGGTGCGGTAATGATGGGTGCAAAAGCAGTAGCGACGTTTGTGATGATGGGTGTCCAGGCGTTAGTGGCTGGTGCTAGGATTGCTGCTTCCTGGCTAATGGCGATGGGTCCGATTGGTGCTATTGTGGCTGTTGTTGCTGGTGTAGTGGCGCTAATTATCGCTAACTGGGACACAGTCAAGAAATGGCTGACGGACTTTTGGAATGGCGTGGTGGCTGCTGCGCAGGGAGCGTGGAACGGAATTGTTGCTGCGTTTAATGCGGTGGTTGGATTCTTCTCTGGACTATTCCAGGGTGCATGGAACGCTATCGTAGCGGTATGGAATGCTGTGGTAGGATTCTTTGCCAATGTTTGGAATGGCATTGTAATAATATTCTCGGCTGTCGTGGGCTGGTTTGGCGGAATATTTGCCGGAGCATGGAATATTATCGTGAGTGTATGGAATGCGGCAGCTGGCTGGTTTGGTGGCGTGTGGAACGGCATCGTCGGTGTATTCGCTGGCGTGGCAGGCTGGTTTGGCGGTATTTTCCGTGGAGCATGGAACGCTATCACTGGCATATTTGGCGGGCTAGCAGGATTCTTCGGCGGCGTGTGGAACACTATCACTGGAATGTTCGGAAGACTGGGTAGCTTCGTTGGCAACGCTATTGGCGGTGCGGTCAGGGGTGCAGTTAATGGTGCACTAAGCATGGTCGAGAGGATGGCAAACGGGTTCATTGGCATGATTAACGGTGCAATTGGACTTATCAATAAGATTCCAGGCGTACACATTGGCAATATTCCAAGTTTACATATTCCACGAATGGCGACCGGTGGTATCGTTACGCCGCAAGGCGGCGGTTCGATTATTTATGCTGGTGACGGCGGACAGAATGAATGGGTTGTGCCAGAAAGTAAAATGGCGAGCCTGGTAACGCAAATCAATAGACGAAGCGAAGGCGTTGGCGCACGAGATGTCAATATCACCGTGAATGTGACCACTAGAGACGAGAAATTTAGCGAGGAGGATGCAGTGAATATCGCAAAGCAAATCAATCGAGCACTAAAAGCACAAGGACTGCGACTTGATCAACTAGGAGCACTCCGATGATACGATTAAACGGACAAGAAATACCAATTTATCCAAGCGGCTACGATGATTCGCCAGTGGTAGTAAAAACTGACAATTTTTCAATTAATGGCAGTATTGAACGACACAGCTTTCCATCCAAAAAGCGTGCCAAGATGATATTTGCGGCAGTAACGCCAGCACAGTTTCGATTCTTTGAGGATATCTTTAATGCCGCTGGCACGGTGAGGTTTTATAACGACCAGTCAAAATATGGCACACTGCAGTTCGAGGGTATTATGACAGACTGTGATGCTGACGAGTATATTCGCGGCGGCAGCTTGATGACAAGCCTAACCGTAACAATTCGGGAGGTGTAAATGCAGGCGGTTTCGGCTAATTTCATCAGCAAGGTTGACGCACCGCGCAAGCAGACTGACTTCGCGGTGATGTTGGGGTGGAGTAAGCAAATAAATCCGACTACGCGGTTTTTTAATCTCGATTCTTCAGCACTGGATGGTGGAGACTTTCTAAAAGGCTCAGGCGACGTGGTAACGTTTTTCGACAAATATGCGTACACAGATGAAAGCCGCTACGTTAAGAACTTCAAAATAAGTAAGAAGGTGAGCAGTTATTCATGGGGTGTAGTTACAGCTCAGGCGACAATCACACTGAATAATACGACGGGGCGGTTCCTGCCAGAAAAAGACCCTGTGATTGGCAAATTTATCAAGGCGGGGCGGCCGATAAAGATATTAACTGGATATGATGGCGAGATGATTACGAACTTTGTTGGGTTCGTGGGTACACCGACAATAAATATTGTAGAGCAGACGGTGGAGCTGACAGCGTTTGACGCAATTACCTATCTGGATACAAAATATTCTAATCTACCAGCATTCGTAGGTAAGTTTGCGCACGAAATTGTGAAGGATTTGCTGATTGAGCAGGGGTTCAGTGCCAACCAGTTTGAGATCGACCGGTCGCAACAGGTGGCGATTGGTTATTTATCGCCAAAGGACAAGAGCGTGACTGATTTATTGAAAGAATTAGCAGAGGCGGAAGCGGCGCTGGTCTTCGTTGACGAGCAGGGGATAATTCGGTTTTGGAATAGAACGCACCTGGCGAAGACTCAGCAAACAGCTCATACGTTCAGCTACTCTAACCTGACTAACCTACAAATTAAGTCAACGCCAGTGATAAACTCGGCGCAGGTGGTAGCGAAGCCGTTCAAGGTGCAAGCGTTTCAGAAACTGTGGGAGCTGGAGCAGGGAAGCGAGCAAACGAAAATAAGAGCTGGTAAAACTATCGATATTTTCGCCGAGTTTCAGGATAGTGTCGGGGACTTTTACGCCGTGAGTGTGGACAGACCGGTTCATGCAAGCAGTAATTCTGGTACATCGATGTATTCTGGCACGAGAAATTATGATGGTGGAGGCGGTGCAATCAATGTACAGCTGGTATCAGTTTATAACTTTGGCAGCACTTACAAAATGACCTTCCGCAACAACTCAAGCGTGGACGGATATATTAATCGTATCCAGTTATGGGGTGTACCGGCAAAGGTAACGCAAGTAATTACCGAAAATGCCGTGAGCGAGCCAAGCATTGAACAGTACGGTGTCAATCCTGACACGTCAACTGGCGTTGGTGCGGAGATTCTGAAGATTGAAAATAACCTGGTGCAGGATGTTGGCGGTGCGAGAGCGATTGCTAATAATATCGTAACTCTATACTCAAATCCAAATAGGCAATTCAAATTGGATAACTTTTTTGTGCCGTATTTGCAAATTGGCGATACGGTGGACTTGCAGATTGACGAGCTGGCTGATAGTTTCAGCTGCTTTATTACCAGCTACGAGCTGGCAGGCGGCGTGAATGCTAATTTTCGACAGAGCCTGGAGGTGGAGGAGCGTCCGAAAATTAGTGCGTTTGAGCTGGACAAGTCAGCGCTGGACGGCGGAGATGTGCTAGCAAACTAAGTATGGTATAATGTAAGCAGTATATACGACCAGCCAGAGCGGCGGTCGTATTTTTATTGGAGGAAATAATGGATAGCGAAACAGCCAAGCAAACGCAAGACCAAGCCGAACTGGAGAAAATGGCAGATTTTTATGCTCAGCATTACAGTCAGGTGTACTTTGTGAGATGTCTGAAAACTAATCTGGTAGTCGCAGTTGAGTGTTTTCCGGCAAAGACAATTCAAGGCTTTTCAGCAATTACCGCACCTAGACGTGGAGGCAACCGTGATATTTATGACTATCAGGGGCTATTTCTGACGACCCGTGAGAGGCTTGATAAAACACCTGAAGGTTTTCCGATGATCGGTTACGAAGCGTTAACTGGCAACGATACACGGCTATCTAAATTTGAGCGGGGAACGATAAACCCAGTGCAGCCAGGCGAGGCTAGTCCAGCAGAGCTGGTGAATTCGTTTGCTATGAGCCCATTTGAGCGGGCACAATTAGAAAGCGAAGTGGCACTAAAACAAAGTGCCAATAAAGAGCAGGCAGATTACGAACTGGAGTACAGTGACAAAGGTATGATTATTGAGCGATTTGAGACATTTCAAGTAGAAAGGGTGAGATGATATGGCGTATGTTAACTTGAACTTTGTGCCGGGCGAAATTTTAACGGCCGCAAAAATGAATCTTTTAGCGGCAAATGACGCTAGTTTTCATGATGGAACAGGTATAGGCGATGGTTCTATACAATCAAAAAATATAAACGTTGCAACAATCCTTGCCTCAAAGGAATACGACAAAATTACAGAGTTATCTGGTGCTTTAACTATACAAACTGGTTGGACACAATTTATCGGTAGTAACACAGCTAACAATAAGCGGTTCGTAACGCCTATCGTGTTTCCAAAACAATATAAGAAAGTATGCTTTGTGAACTGCTCTTTCATCGGCTATAAGGGCGGCGCAGAAGCTAAAGACATTCATGACTTTACCACTACAGTAGGTGAAGGAAACTCAATTGAGCCTAATAACATAACAGATACGGGATGCGACTTAGTCGCGACTTCACGCGGTGGAATGGGTGCTGCGTGGCATGGTATTCTATGGGTGGCAGTCGGCATTATTTGACGTAGTCCATAGTAATACTCACTTCCGAAATGCCCCAAGCATAACTACCAGAAACAGCAATATTCGTTTTATCAATAGAGGTAATACCAGCTTGGTGCGTGCCTTCAATATATGGCAATGCCTGTTTTATAGGATTGCTTGATAATACGCCAGACAATCTCATATTGCCAGACCATGAAATCAACTCCCAAGCGTCAGTCAAACCAGCAATACCATGAGGTAGGCTTGAGGTATTGTACCCACCAGTCATATTGACCGTACCACGCACCACTTTACGAAAAATCGGGCGACCATCGATCCATTTTTTACCGGTATCCATTTCAGCAGATTTATAGGTTGTAAGGCTATCTGCTAATTTCTCTGGTTGTATAGAACCATGAAAAATGTATTATGTTTACGGTAAAACCGTGATATAATGTAGGTAAGTATATGCGTTTCAGGACGCATATTTTTATTTGGTTGCGGCCTGGGGTGAGAGAAAGGAGACCGACAAAGCATGGCAGCAGCAAATAATACTAACGAAGCGGAGCTGTGGCAAAAATTGGGAAAGATGGATGCCGACATACAAAACATCAGAAACCAGATAGAATCAATCAGCGCAAAGATTGACAGACTGGATCTGACGGTGGTAGTAGAGCGGCTAGTGAAGCTGGAAAAAGATGTAGGAAATCATGAAGATAGGCTAGACAAACTAGAAGATAACCAAGCAAGGATAGTTTGGTTTATCATCGCCGCTGTGGCTGGGGCAATACTAAAAATGGTAATTATCGATAGGATAGCGAAATGAGCATGTTAGAGCAATTATTCTTTATGGCGATATTTGCAGGTGCATTTAGCGGTGCAGTGGTTGGTTTGCTTTTCGCGGCAATTTTCAAGTTTGTTTATCGGCTTATCAAGAAAGTAATCAAGGAGGAGTAGGAAATGGCATATCAAGAATTAACACAATTTAACTCGCCAAACTATACGCCTGGCAGGGGAGGCAATTCTATCCAAGGGGAAACTGGTCATCACTGGGGAGACCCACGTAATAATCCGCAATTTGAGGGGGTTGTTGCGTGGCTTTGCAATCCGCGTAGTCAGGTATCGGCTCATTATGTTGTCACTGGGACTGGTAGGCGAGTAGCCTGTTTAGTGGATCTCGGCAATACTGCCTGGCACGCAGGTAACTGGACTGGCAATACGACCACCATTGGTATTGAAATGGATCCGCGCTGTCGTGATGAGGACTACGACACCGCAGCCGAACTCATCGCTGATCTGTGGATGTGGCATGGCCGCAAGCCGCTTTATCCGCATCGCCACTGGACATCAACGCAATGCCCTGGCAACTACGATATGGCACGGCTTGAGCGTGAAGCTGAGGCGTGGTATCGCCGCAAGACGCAACCAGCAGCACCCGCACCTGCGCCGCAACCGCAGTGGAGCGATATGGATATGCCACGTACCCTCATTGCTGCGACAGATCTGCGAATTATTAACCTTGATAACAACCAGCCTATCGGCGCACCTATTCCAGCAGGTAAGCATATTGAATTTCGTCAGAAGAAGCAGGCGAATGGCACAACCTACCTACGCAGCGCGTACTCAACCGCCAAGGGGCTCAACTACGGTATTGACATTAGAAGCCTCAAGGAAATCCCAGCGCCAGAACCACCGAAGCCAGAGTGGCAGCGTCATCTAAGAGACATCGAGGACACTAAACTAACAGTATTAGCGGCAGACGGAGCACGAGTACTCAACCTGACGAATCTACAGTTAGTTAACGATACGATTATTCCACGTGGTACGCAAGTGGACATTGCTAAGGAAACGACGGTTGGCGGTGTAAGGTATTATCTGTCGAACTATGCGGTCGCCAAGGGGCTGCCTTGGGGTATACCAGCCGACAAATTGGGCGTGCCAGCTGTCGAGCCTGAAAAAGAGAAACCGGAGTGGCTGAAAAATCTCAAAGACATCGAAGACAAGGATATGTGGACACGCTCAGAAGCGCCGGTGCTTAAAATTGAAAATGGCGATGTAGTGAAGCGATTGCCGATCAATACTAAAGTACGAATCACTCACGCAACGCAAATGGTTGGTCGTGACTTATTGGTACTTGATGGCGGCGAACTAGCAATTGAGACATTGTATTTGAATGATAAACCAGTTGATAATCCACGCGACGACCTAGAAAAACGCATCGGGACATTGGAAAAAATAGTCAATAAGATCGTCGAATTTTTAACCAGTTTGTTCAAAAATTTTAATAAATAATGGAGGAAACCATGAATAAATCAAACTATAACGCACTAAACGAACTACATAGCACCCTTAGATGTGGAGTGCCAGCTGACGAATATACACAAGGCATTAATGATAAAGAGGTGTTGAAGATTATATTTGAAAGCAGTGAAGGTAAACGCGATGGTGTATCTATCGAAGATTTACTGACTGTCGCCTACGCAAAGCTGGCAAGTTATAACCGAGAATTGCCTTGCCGCGAAAACAGTGTAGCCCTTACGAAAATCGAGGAGGCTATCATGTGGCTAGCTAACCGTAAGGCTGAGCGTGAAGCTCGCGGCGTATATGGCACTGAGGAAAAATAATAGGAGGAAATATGGAAAAGATTAAATTATTATTCAGTCCAGAAACTAAAAATGGACGAGCCATGAGGACACTTTTACAGGGATTTTTAGGAACGATGATAGCGTTTACTGGTTTATATGGTGTTCCGCAGTTTACCGAGTTCATGAGAAGCCTAGACGCACTGACAGGGTCTCTCATATTCTCAAGCGGTTCGGCAGCAATAGCTGCGGGGATTAGCCGTTTAATGCCTGTGATTAGTGCGATTATAAAGCTGCTTAAGGAGAAATAAAAATGCTGAGGCAGGTCGTGCCAGTTCGCGGTTCAATCGTCGGGCACTGCTACTACGATGCGACTGAGCGCGACCTGTCTGTCGGTGCGGAAGACAAGGCGGAAGGATTCCGCGCTGGCGATGTCGCCAAATATGTAGCGCTAGGCAATCAATCGTCGGCAGTGCTATATATCCGCATGCTCATGCCCCACTATGCACAAATAGTTGAGGCATATTTGGATTTGTGGTGCATAGTGGCTGGAGGCAATGGCGTGCGTGCGGTTTTTGCGCCAGCTGACGGCTTGACGCCAGTGAAATTATCGAGCAGTCAAATTGATGAGATGTGGCGCAGACTGTATGGCAAGAGCGATTCAATTAAGGCGGAGAACGGCAGGATTCGGATTGGCGGACTTAATATGAAGCCAGTCATTCCTGAGAGAACGCGCGACAGCGAACTGATGACGCTGGTGCTGGCGTTCGATGTGCCGCCTCAAAGCTTTAAGCTGGAGCGGTTAAATTTGCTACTGGGAACGGAGATATTGGTATGATTGGCGATAGGCAAGAGAAGGGCTATCGAACTGGGCAAATAAAAGGCAGGGATTACATCTATGTAACTGGTATGCCTGGCATGGGCGGCAATGCTGGTAATAAAGGCGGCGCACCTTTTAGATATTTATGGTGGGCGGTGGAAGCTCATAAGTTGGCAGTCTTAAACACCAAGCTGGAAATCGTCAATGATAACTTTGAACTATTTGACCGCTATATCGATCCAAAAGCTGGCGTCACTACGAACACCTCTCAACCTTATAGGATATTATTATCAGCGAAAGCACCCGTTGGCGACGCGGTGGATTATTCGGCGGTTAAAAGCAATACCGATGTAGCAGCTGGAGCCGGCATTGGCAAGACGCTGGTAGCTGACGAGACTATGCTACCGCAACCAACAGATGTTGGCTACAACGGCAAAATATATGTAATTATCGATATGCTGAATACCGGCAAGGCACCGCTGGGAGATAAGCTGCTAAACAATAGTCCTGAGTATGAAGCTATGCGAACTAAGGTATATGATTACGAGGCACGCTTATGATCGGCAGTAGAAATCAGGAATATCCTTACCAGTGTAAGACCGTGTCGCTGGCGGATGCGCAGTGCAGATGGCTGGAGGCACATACGCTGGTGGTGTTTTTACCAAAGGATTTGATAGAGATAAAAAACCTGTTTGTTTATCTGGCGATTGGTTTTGATAAAATTGAACAACTGGTGGGGCAAATGACGGAGAACACTACGCCGCCAGAGCTGCGTAAAATTGGTTGGATGGGCGGTAGCGGCGGACGCAAGGTGTTTAATGCTGGGCTGGAGGGCGATACTGCTAGTGTAAAGTATGATTTTTCAAATGAACTGGAACTATTTGGATTAGCAAAGGGCAAACCAACAGAAGTGAACGGCACGAAAACACTTAAACTGGAGTTTGGTTGCGGCAATTCGGGCAGTAATGGAATGCTATATGGAAAGGTAAGATTATGGAAAGTGGACATGGTTTATACTACACGGGGAATACGGTAGAACCGCCACGCCCGAGCCAGAAGCGGCTGAAAAAGAATGCTATGGCGGAGATGGGCGAAGTGATCATGACTGGCAGGCAGATTGAGCACAAGCCAAAGGTGTGTGCGACATATCAATGTGTGTGGTGCGGCATTGCAAGCGAAGCGCCGATAATTATTTGCAGGCACTGCCACAACTGCCAATATTGCGGGCAGTATCAAGGAAGCGGCTACGACCATGAATGCATCCGCTGCGGTAATCATTTATCTTGATTTTGCCATCAAAATTTGCTATATTAAAAGGGAACAACAATCGAGCAAGGGAGACCTCAGTAAAACAGTAATGTTTTTTGCTGGGGTTTTCTCTTTTTGACCTCAAACTTATATCAAAAATAAGTGAGGGTAATATGTTCGTTGTAGACAATAAACGAATTACTACGATGCGTAAACACCTCGGCAAAGCGTCAGAGCTAATCAAAGATGACGCGTATTTGCCAATGTTTCGTAACCGACAAAAGAAATACAAACAAGAGTTCGACGAATCAGTTGAAGTGGCAAAAACTAAGCGCGACCCTGAGCGGTACCTCGCGTCGGTTTGGTCGCTTAAAAATCTGGAGCAGTCGCTACTGTGGATGCGCGGCCGAATCGCCAGAGCGATCAACGAACTGGCGCGGCAGCGGCAAGAGAAGAAACAACGGAAGATGGAGGAAAAAGTCAGACGAGATATGAATTATAGCGGTAGAACAAAGATGTTGCAGATGTATAACGATATGGGCATTTGCCTAAAAAGCTAGCTTGGCTTGAAAAATGGAGGGTAGCGCCCGGAGAAATCTAGCGGCGTGATTTTTGCATGTCTACTGCTAGATGTTAGATAACCGATAGCGATATTTGTAAAGCAAATAACGCCAGCTGGCACGAATTAGGTGAATAATTTTGCCTAAAAAGCTAGCTTGGCTTGAAAAATGGAGGGTATAGTGGGTGATTTTTCATAATAATTAACCAAAAACGGTCTATATAGACTTGGAATAAATATTCCAATGATTATAACGATCTATATAGACGCGTTGAGATATTTAGGAGTTTTACGATGAAAACAAAACGAACGCCAGCAGAGAATCAGCTGCGAGTTTACCTGAAGTGGTGCGTGAACGTGAAGCAATTAACCCCCTCAACCATGGCAACAAAACGCAGTGTATTAAGTAGATTTATTGCTCAAACAGATATTGAGGATATGTCGCAATTAACTAACAAAAAGCTTGATCGGTGGATTGAGAAAAAGGCACTGGGACAGCTCGGTTCAAGGTGCAATTCTACGACGATACGCACTAATGTCGCTACGGTGATGTCATGGGTGGCTTGGCTGCGAGATATGAACTATCCGATGAAGATTAAAACGCGGATGGTGGTAAAGCCAAAGCCCGCTCCGTGCCGCAGAAAATGGTACACATCAGAGCAGATTGCGATGGTGCTGAGTGGGTGTGATGATTTGCTGACCGAGGTGATGATCCGCGTACTGTTCGACACAGGAATGCGTGCACAGGAGTTTGCGAACTTACGCTTGAACGACTTGAATGGACGAACGATCTATACAGTGGGCAAAGGACGAAAGGACGGCTGGGTGTACATTTCTGACACGACCCGCAAGCGGCTAGACACATGGATCAGGGCGGCTGGCGTGATCGACTACATGTGGATTAAGACGACGAGGCGCAACTACTTTGAGCCGCTAACAGTTGACGGTATCCGCAAGAAAATACAGCGGCAATTTCGCGAGGCAGGACTAGAGGGGTTCCAGCTACACGAACTACGCCATAGTTTCGCCACTGACGTGCGCAAGCGTGGTGCTGACGTCGATGTGGTGCGGAGATTATTACGGCATTCGAGCCTACAAGTAACGCAGCGGTATTTACACAATTTGGACGGCGACATGTGTGAGATTTGGGACGAGATCAAGAACTACAAACTAGCGGCGAATGCACATGCTGACACGGCTTGTATAAGAGGCGAAATCGTGAATGTTTAG